CCAGATAGTATAAGTAATAACTAACCCGTACACTACCAACACTAACCGCACTGACTTAGTATATCAATTAAACTACCCGTGTCAAAATACCAAAACAAATGTAAAAAAGTGGGTAAAAGTGGGAAATTGTGTCAAAGGTGTGTCAAAAATAATATCCGTATCAAAATGAAATGACGGACTAACATCGCATAATAAACGAAAAAGCATCTAATAGATTGTGAAAATAGAGCGCAAAGTCCCACCCTTGCACGCCCCCGTTAAAAAAATTTACATATAGCCCCTATGCGTTGCCGTTATCTAACCCCTACGCATATACGAAACCGATAGCCCGAACTACGATTTGCGCAGGAGCAATCCGCACTGAATTATTTTCACTTTGCGCCGGATCCCTTTACTGGTCCTGCTTTCCGCAATTTGCCGGTCTCATGTAACCTTTGCCTGGTCTACGTTTCATTAGATTTTATTTAATCGGACACGGGCTTATATTAAAAATTTTCTAATATGACTCCGTGTCAACACCAACTTATTTAGAAATTATCTAATATATAACTGATTGAGTGCCAACGAGTTGCGCAATTCCTATAAAATATATTATGTTAAGTAGGGAACCGATTGATTATCAGGCGATTACATATAGCATTGTGGGGCTTTTTCCTATAAATTATATTATGTTAAATAGAGTTATAACCCCCAGATCCTCAACGGATTACGCATTACGATTTTTTTATATATGTAACGGGTTGACCACCATATTCAAAAAAGTTTATTGACAACCAGCGACTTACATATTATCCGGATCCCTGATACCGGCAACTCGTTGATTGTCAATAAAGAATTTTTCCATTAAATTTGGCCGATAACCGATAAAGCGGTATCTTTGAGTATTGGGTTGAGAGAAAACCCCTCACATTAAAAAAAACTTATATATGAATACGAAAATGACTAGAGAATTTAATGGTAACTACAAAAACCATAATAACAATGAGCGTCCCGTTTATTTAACGTTTGCCGCTTCTAAAATGAGTAATAGTGTTAAACCTAATACATTGGTTGAATTTAAAGATTTTATGGGACGTACTCATAAAGTTGCTTGTAGAAACAATACTGAAATGAAGAAGGCTATGACGTTCTTCGCAGTGTTGAAAAGGGAGTCTGCTCGTATCAACGAAATTATTTCTTCGTTTCCAATGAGTTACGGACGTATACCAAAATCGTTTCTTGCTGAATGTAAAAGGGATTTGAAAGCAATCGGTTTATCGGCGAAAGCTATTGAAGTTGTGTTATCTTAATTGATACACAATTTTCCGTTTCAGTAACTAATTAATTAACCACTAATAAAATCAATATGGTAACTATATCAATCTTAAAGAACAACAAAGTAATCAAACAATTCAAATGTACACAGGCGAAACTACAATCCGTATTTAACAAAGCGGTTGATATGGCCGGTGGGATGTGGAACGGAGTTGATGACTTTTCAGTAAAAATTTCCTAATTAATTAACCAATAAAATAATCAATATGAATAAGAGTTTAAAATCGCAGTTTAAGATAACAAAAGTAAGAAGATGTTTAAAGTTTAGGGGTGTACCTTCAAAGGGCGAAATGTATATAGTGTACAAAGTATCTGGCCCACGTAAGTTAGTAAAGTATTTCGGTTACAAAAAAGATGCTACAGCATGGGTTAAGGATGTAACCACTAACAAACCTATGACTAAGGATGAAGTGTATGACTTCTATAAAGGTAGGTAATCGCCTAATAACCTAATTTTCACACATACTAATAACCTAATTTTAATACAATGAGTACAACAACAAATAGAAAGAAAAGAACTGATAGAAACCACGTGATATACGAATTAGTTAATACCATAACAGGTGCTAGTTATTTAGGTATCACTGCGGCTATCGGTAGACGTTTTAACTATTCAGCTGTATTACGTTTCCAAAAGCATTGTAGTAGAGCAAGACGTGAGAACAAAGGTTGGAAGTTATACGCTGACATGCGTGAGTATGGAACTGATGTGTATGATGTATTTGTATTGGATGTTATTAGAGGTAAGAAGGCGGCACACCAATTAGAAGTGAAACTCCTTAAACAATTTAAGTATGAATTAAACTCAACTCACTAATATGGCAAAGTATTATAAAATCGGACTGACTAGTTTGGTATTGTTAGGTAAGGATAAGCCGGTAAAGAAAAACCGAAAATCATCATTTAACAAATTAACAGCATCCGTTAAACATAAGTGTAAGGAATTGGAGATGTATAGAATATTAAATTACGAATTAAACCAAAACTATTAATATATGAAATTTCAAGAGAAGGGCAGCACAGCCAAAAAGCACTTTCAAATCAGTTTAACTAAATCAATTATCCGTATTTTAGCCTGCGTGGCACTATGTGATGGTCACTATGTTGGAGCAGGTATCGGACTCGGTATCGCTGAAATACTTGGTATATTTGAAGAGATTGCTTAATCATTAAAACTAACTAACATGTCTACAAAAGATAAAATCATTACATTAGGAGTTGCCGGTCTTATATCGGCTATCGCTATTACATTTGTTTGGGCTATGGCTTGGACTACATACATTATTTTTCACCAATAAATTATACTATATGAATTTGACCTTATTAGAATTGAATGAATTAATCTACTGTGTTGGAACAGCCTTAAAGAAGGGTGACTTAGTGAATACCAAAGTGGCTGAGAAACTAATAACCAAACTGAATGACGAAATTGAAGAGCGTTGTGAACTATTAGACTTGGTTCATATTGGTTCAACGGACGAGGGACCTGAATATGACTCTGCCGGCTTTACCGAAGATGATCGTATAGTTGATGGTAGGTATATGTGGGACAAGGATGAAGTTGACCCGTCCGGCGGACGTGGACCATACTCAAACGTATAATAAACATATAGTCAGGTGGCGAAATTCTATGCATGACAAGCAGTTATATACTGCACGGATGATTGCGGCGAAATGGCAGACGCTAATTGTTGGTTAGAGAGAAAACTAACACCACTAAATAATTCTCTCATACAGGTTCGAGTCCTGTCCTGACTACTAACTAAATAACATACAATATGACTACTGAACAACAGTTAGAACAACTTAATGAATTGATTGCTGAATTAGAACATGAAATGTGGTATAATATCCATACCGATGCACCACACAAAGCAGCAAAGGTGAAAGGTTGGAATGACCAACTTAAAGAACAGGCGGCAGCATTGCATATCCAAATTACTAACAAAAACAAATAAGATGAAACCAATAGTTACATTAATACTAATAGCAATGGTAATGACCAGTTGCTCTACAACAAAAACAACCTACGAAATAGGTAATGGATATAGACCGGCATCAATCAAATCAACAGTGACCGGCTGGACATACAATAAGTAATAACCTTTAAACAAAGTATATGAGTAAGAAAAAAGTAATCAAAGAAGTAGAAGTGAAATTTACGCCGGCATTTGAGAAAGCAATCAACGGCGAAGTGAAAATCAAAAAGACTAAGAAGGTCAAAGCACCCACAAAGAAGGCGGCTAAACCAAAGGCAACTGCCAAACCTACAAAGGTTAAAACCAAAACAAAAACTGCCAAACCAAAGGCAATAGCTAAACCCCGTAAGCCACGTGGATATACAATAACGCCGGTGACTAGGGAACTGACTGTGGATGGTAATAAAGCCAGTTACAACCTATTTGAACTGGCCGGTCCTAAAATGGAGCAACCACGTTACTTCATATCCGAAGCGGCAGCTCAAAAGTTTATCCAAACAAATGAGGGTGAAACTGCTGTGGTCCAAGCGCTGAGTGGGAAGGGCTACCAACATATTAAGGGAGTTATATCTGCACACAAAGATTTGTTGGATGCATCGCAACTGCCTGAATTAGATACTGAATTACCAGAGAAGTGTGACAAGACTTCTATTGAAGATATAGACGCGTAAGCGTAGGGTTTCATATTGATTGGTTATACGGCCGGACGTTTCTACGCTGGCCTCTTTTTTAAACTACTATTATAAAACAATTAAACAAATATAAAATGGGTAAAGTAAAACAAGCTATTGAGAAAGCAATTGAAAACATTAAGAGTGCAACACATAACACATATGGAGCTCGCATATACGATAATAATCAGGTAATACTTATACTGAATGACCTATTGGAAGTGGCAAGTGAAGATGCGGAAGATACCGGCGGACTACCGGTGGACAAGGCAATGATTGGTGAGTTGGTTGATAGTATTAGTGACCTGATTGTCAATAACATAGATGATATGAGTGACAATGATATTGTGGATGAAACTTCGCTTGAGTTGAGTTTAAGTGGCGGCAGATATAATATTGATAATTTGGATTGCGATAAGGAGGCAATAGCATCGGAGGCATCATACAATCTGGAAGGTACTATAACCGAATGGGCTGTAAGTAACGGGCTATTAGCAGAATAAATTTGGCAATTCAAGAAATTAATCGTATATTG